CAATCTCCATTCCTTATATTCTTAGAATACAACGTTTTCAAAATAATGTCAACAAAATTATGCAGGAGTGATGATCCAAAAACCAACAAACAGAATCGGACAAGCAACGAGGAAAGCAACAGCAGCAAGCATCTCGTTACGAAACTCTTCCGGAGTGGTGGTAGCTTTGAGATTGCGAATAACCTGAATCATGATGTTTCCTTTCATTCCGTATATTCTTAGTATAGTATATTTTCAAAATAATGTCAACAATTATTTTTAAATTAATTAGGAAGGCGTAAACCTTGAGGGCTAACGCGCTGAAGAGTTTTGAAACCCCACTCAACGCGTGATTCGTCAACGCGAGGAAGATCGTTGGTTTTTTCCCAACGGCTCCAGCCTAGGCCATAACCATTGTAGCGGAGAACTCGGCTAAACCAAGTTCCGTCAATACGAACCGCGGCTTCAACCTGCCGGCAGGCGGTATCAATTCCGGTGAATGCTTCGATTGCTTTAGCCATGATGTTTCCTTCCATTCCTTATATTCTTAGAATACATTGTTTTCATAATAATGTCAACAAAATTATGCAACTTCCATATATTCTATCATACGTTCAATGATCTTTTCAAAATCATCGTCAGGATGCAGCATATAATCTGCAGAGATATCGTTGTAGAGGTCGGTGACGAGCTCCATGGTTTCAACACCATGAGTTCCACCCAAAGCTTCATAGATGAAATCAAACGGATCATCTTGAGCGAGAACATATTCAAATATACGAGTCATTATGCAACTTCCTTTTCTTTTAGAGCAACTTGGATATCATAGTCACGGAAGGTAACTACGAACTTCATCATTGGCAGAGCAGTGTCGGCAAGACGAACGATCGAGTATTTTGTCGGAGACTTTTCGTTGTAGTACTCGACATAGATCCAGTCGATCAGATCACCGGCTGCGTTCCAGTCCTTCATGATCTTGACAACTTCGCCGCGGATCGTACCAGCAGCTGATTCATAACGAACGCGGTCACCGATGAGGATGGTGTTGGTGTTAGGGTAAGCCATGATGTATTCCTTTCATTCCTTATATTCTTAGAATACATTGTTTTCATAATAATGTACATAAAAAAATGCACCCCAGAAACCCAGAGTGCATTTTTATTTTTGAATAAAATGAATTACTTATAGAGTTTGTGGTATGATTTAACCAGATCAGCCGCTTTTTCGATATAATTTGAAGGACGTTCTACGAATACCTGAGCATCGAGTTCATCATCAACACCAATTACGATTACAATATCCTTGACTCCGATTCCAGTCATTTCCCAGAGCATGTAGGCATACAGTGCGCATTGTAGAAAGTAACCTTCAATCCAATCTTTACGCTTACGACGTGTGGATGTCTTGTAGTCGATGATGGATAACCTACCATCATAATCAGCAATCAAATCGCAGGTACCAGCAATCTGAAGATGGTGACTGAAGAGCGTACATTCAGTAGCACGTATGGTATCCACCTTATCATCAAGGATCTTCTTAATCTGATTGAAGATCATCATGTTATGAGGCATAGAGGTATCAATCTCTTCGCCGAGGATGTATTTTTCACACATGTTATGGATAGACGTCCCACGAGATGCGGCTCGCGCCGAAACCTTATTGGCTTCCACATCCCCGACTCTCTTACGCCACTCGTTGAGTGCAGTCTTATCTGACATCTTACCGAGAACGGTAGTCACTGACGGATAGCGTTCACCAGTAGGTGTTTCATATAGACGAGCAGTTTCACCATCAATACGATTGAGGTGAGCGAACTCAAGGAGTTCTAGATCGAATTCTTTACGGTTGTAGTCCAAGCTTTTGGCGAGCAATGATGTATTCCTTCACTAATTTAGAACGGACAATATCCTGTTCTAGAAAATCAATATAATCAAAATCGGATAATCTGTCAACAATTTTCATGAATTCTTTTATGCCATTGCGTTCTTGTTCTTTGGTCAAGTCCGACTGGCGAAAATCTCCACAGAAAATGACTCGACAGTTTTTACCAATACGAGTGATAACTGAGTCGAGCTCATGGAATGTGCAGTTGTTGATTTCATCTACAATTACATAACAGTTATTTAATGTAGTACCACGGACAAAAGAGGTACTCATAAAATCAATAGCACCTTTTTGTTTCAGTACTTCGTAAGCATCTCCACGTTCAAAGAGCTCATTACAAATAGCATAGTAAGGAGCTTCATAAACTTTCATTTTCTCTTTTTGAGATCCTGGAAGAAAACCCATGTCACGAGTGGGAACAACAGATCGAATGATATAGATCTTTTCCTGCTCACTTGTCCCAGACATCAAATCATTCAATGCTAAATACATTGACAAGAAAGTCTTACCGGTGCCAGCCATACCATGGAGCATCAAATGCTTGCCGGCGTTGAACGCATTAAAAGTAAGTTTTTGATTTTCTGTTAGAGGACTTACTCGCTTTAGATTAAAATTAGGAGACTTGAAAGATATTTTTTGGTCAGATTCTCCATTTTGTCTGAGTAATCTTTTTTGTCTTTTTGTGAGTCTTTCTTCAGTCACGAATGATCCTTATTTTTTATTTTTGGCTTTGTTAATAGCTTCGCGAGTCTTAGTAGCTTTAATACTTTTATCTCCATGTTGTTGACCAAGTGGAGATGCTGGATTAGCGTTGCCAATCCTATTTAATAGGTCTTTAAAGCCACCATCATTCTTATGAGTAACGCCTGCAATCCCAGATATGAGAGCAGGCGCGCCAATGACTAGTTCAGCATGTGGATTGTTTTTGAGGTACTCTTCTCGAGCGGACATAGAAAGGAACTCTTCCCAGGTTTCCCCGGTTTCTTTGTCCCTAAACTCGTATATTGGCATTAATAATCTTCTTCAATCAAATCAAGGATTGCATTTTTATTTCTAGAACGAAGAATGGATTTCATTCTTTTTTCTTTTAGTTTGTGACTATGATCTTCGTGATGATCATCTTCGTAGTCATCATACCCATAGTATTTATTATTACGCTTAATTGATTTGCTCATTGATCAAACCCGGAAATGCTAGATTAACGACTTTAGTGGAAATGGTGCGAGGCAGCTTTTTGTCCTTGACCTTAATAAGGAGATCTGCATCGCGTTTATCAATAGACTCTAATAGTCCAATGAATAGTGATTCACGCTTGAGGCGAGTAAGCTCTGGTTTATTACCTAATAGATACATATAAAGAGTTCGAGCTTCTTGATGAAGTCGACCCTCGACATCTAGATACTCACACGGTTTGAATGGTGGAGCTCCTTCAGGAATCTCCCATGCAACACCGGGTGTAAGAGCTAGTTCAAGCATATATCTAAGCGTAGAAGAATCGTTGTCACGGAGATACTGTGCTCGATCCTCTATGTTTTCGATTTTTGAAGCGGTTTCTATAATTTGTGCAACTGTTAGTCTTGGCATATTAAAACTCATTAATACTTTCGAGAAGGTTTTTGAGACGCTTTTCAATGAAGTAGTTGAAAAGCTTACTGCGATTTTTACCAGCTTGGCCTTCATATTCGTCTTTAATACGAACACCAAGGACTGCTGGAATGAAAGTCAAGTCGACAAGTTGTTGGTTACGAAGATAACCACGCAACATGTTCTCATCACAAAATTCTTTTGGATCCATGGTAACCCACATATCAAGCTTTTTTTGGCTGATTGGTTTTTGGCGTGATCCAATTACAAAGGTGTTGTCAGCCGAAAGGAAGTTGGGTACACCATCACCGGTATCGCCACGCATGATATGTTCACGCACAAAGCGATCCGGATCATTTGTGGTACGATACTTCTTTTGAACCGGATCGTACTGCTTGACATTCATGTAACGCTGAAGCTGAACAAAGTCTTTGTCACCGGACAGAATAAGAATCTTTTCTGAGGTATTACCAAAGTGCTCAACTAGAGTACCAATGATATCATCGGCCTCGGCACCATCAACATGAATTACACGGTATGGGAAATACTCTTTGAGTTCATCACGAACTTTATTCAGAGTTTCAAAGATCTGAGTCCAATTGAGCTCAGACTTTTCGCGATTCTTACGGCGATTCGCTTTGTAATAGGGAAATACTTCACGACGCCAGTTGTTACCAGCATCGCATGCAATAATCATTTCACCGTATTCGTTCTTGAACTTTTGGTTGTACGAGCGAATAGAGTTTAGAACCATATGGCGAAGAAGATCTTCTTCTACTTCTGTGTTAGTGTGGTTGCCAAGTTGAACCATCAAATTGGAAATCATTACCTGCGATAAATCCACGATAATCATGATATATTACTCTTCATCCTCTGGAAATTTATACGTATAAGAAACCGTATTATCCTCATTATAACTAAAATCAAAAATAGTGTCAACCATTTTGTGAAAATGATGATCTAATCCGTACTGTCTGGTAATCATAGCCTTTACAGACTCAATTACCATAGCCACGTCTTTTATGTACTCATTCGATACGACGTCAATGCCATACGATCCAAAGATATGAATGAAATCAGGAATCAAATCAGTTAACACACCATCAATAGCATCTTTGCGTGTTTGATTGACTTTGTCAGTGATTTCTTCTATTGTCTGTGGAGGAGAGTCTTTTTTGAATTTAGGGAATAGGATAACATTATCGGTCATTTTACGACTCTCAATAGAATGCATTCTTGATTGATGCGTCCATTTGGCTTACTTTCAGAAGTCTTTATACTTGACATATACGACCTGAGAGCTACCTTGCCAGCTCGCAATAGACCCGTCAGCGATTCCTCTGGTTTGCGAAGAGTCTTCGATGTACTGGATTCGGTATCCCATCCCGTAAGAGTCGTTCCCTTGACTTGAATACCCGCAGGGCCAATCGAATTGTACTGGATCAGTTTGCGATACTTTGTATTGTATATCCATAGTTGTTGACATCCAATGATTTCAGCCGGGTGCACTGATACGATCTTCAGCGAAGGATCTTCCTTCTGGAACTTGAGGTTCTTTACCTGATCAACAGCAGACTTGACTTTCTTTTCACGAGGCTTACGTACCTTTACTACCTTTTTATTATTTAGGTAGCGATCGATATCACCGAAGAAATTATTCCAAAAATTTATCCAAAACTTCTGGCGTTTGCCAAAAGCTTCTTTTACCTGCTCATCATTCGAACGAATCTCATCCCATTGCGGACGATAGTAGTCAGCAACGATATTCAGAATCTGAGGATTGAGCATATTAGCTTGGCAGAAAGAGTACATGGAAAACTCTTTGCCATCCATTACAAGATCAATTTCTTCTTCAAGTGTGGTGATAATCATATTGGCTTTATCACGAAGACGAGCCTGAACATCAACTGTCGGCTTGACTACTTCTTCAGATTCTTCTTTGACCTGAAGACCTTCTTGAATTAGATCTTTTACATTGGTTTTGAAATAGTCGAAATTCTTTTCAGACAGTTCATTGCCATTTGAAAGAATACGAGCAACGCTACCAAGAGTCTTGGAGATCTTCCACTTGGGAAGCTTCTTGATCAATGCAATATCGTTCTTGGTATAGTTCTTCTTCATGTAGTCAAAGAACCAATCACGTGACTGATCATCAGTCGCCATGTAGTTATACCAATTCAGAGCATCGCTGAAACTTGAGATTACAATTGGTTCTGAACCATATGCTTTATCGTCGAGCGACTTTACAGCCGCCCGAGATTTTTGCTTTGGTTTAGCTTTAAGTTTTACACTGATAGCCACAACATTCTCCTTGCTATAGATCTAGTCTACAACAGTTTCAAAAAAATGTCAACCATTATTTTTCTGTTCTTTCAACGAAGCGATTAAACCCTTCCACTTTGGCATCACAGATTCCCACGAGAATCGTGTATCAGCATAAGCCTTTACAAAGCCAAGAAGATTTGTCATATCATTCTGTTGAATGTTTTCGATAGCATACATCAGCGTATGTGCAAAGATATTTGCATGAAGATTCATATTCTCATGATCACCATCATACTGAACTGTTAGTCCACCAGAAGTGTCTGTCAGAGCAGAGAAGTTGGGGTGAACTGCAAGACACCCAGCCGACATAGCTTCAATCAATGACCGGCAAGAAGTTTCCTGCCAAATGCATGGATAAGCAAAGATGTGAGCTTTTTGATAAGCAGCACGAACTGTTTCTTGATCTGCCCAACCATGATAGTTGATCTGAGGATGATTACGGCATGCTTCGAACAGTGGTTCATATTGCTGATCACGAGCTTCCCAACCCTTGCCATAGATACCAAATGAACTGAACACATCGAGTTCAATGTTAGGATATTTTTCTGCAAGAGCAATGAAGACCGGAACCAGAATTTCTAGACCACGATGAGGCGTGGATGTATAGATCAGCCTGATTTTATCCTTGGGCTTATCAACAAATGGGATTGGTTCAATCCCATTCTCAATTACCACCGACTGATGGTTGTAAGGTACACCTAGGTAATCACGATACTGTTGATATTGCCAGTTGCTAACAAACACCAGCCTATCAAAGCGATCACGTGATGATTTGTTCTTGAGGTGTTCTGCTTCTGGATCAAGTGGAAGATCATGAAGATGATAGATTTTAATTTTATCATCATTCAGTTCACGAACTCGCGATGTAATGATTTGTACACCATCAAGCTCTTCACGAGTAAGACGATGGAAAATATCACGTGTGCAAAGTTCTGTTCCACCGTTAGAGTCTTTATTCAACTCATTCAATTCAATTAAGTCTTGGTTATTCATTAGTTAGGCCAATCATGATTTGAAAATCCAATAATAGAATCATAACGGAAAGATCTCCAGCCCTGAGCTTCAAGATCCCATACTGCTAAGATATCTGGATTCGGTGTTTTCTTTTGTACTGCTTCTTCAATATCAGTCTGTGCTGGAAGAAGTTCTGGATTCAGAGTACAAATCATTACTCTTTCTGATCCATCTTTTTTAGTAAACACAACTCTAACAACACCTATACGAAGGTATTGCTTTAGAAAGTCATTCTGCCAGGAATTGCTGGTCTGGTCTGCTGTAGTATTCAACGAGTCTATCATAACCACCTACTTTTTCTCCATTAATAATAATAAAAGGAACTGTTCTCACTTCAGGAAAAATGCTCATGAAATCTTCACGAGTCAAGTCTTCACCTAATTTCATTTCAGTATAGAGTTCATTCTTTTGAGAAAAAAACTCTTTTGCTTTTACGCAAAATGGACAATTGTCCTTTGTGTAAATGATAATATTACTCATCTGCATTCTTACCCTTGTAGATGTTTGCAGTGTTTTTAAAGTCACCATAGACATCATTCGCACGCTTTTTTACCCAAGCATGCTTCTTGTCCGGACCCGGAACGGTAATCCAAGGATTCAAACCCTTTTTCCAAGCAGCAACTTTGTTCAAAGCTTTTTCTATTGGAGACTTATCTCTACGAGCTTCTTTTACACCAGCTACGATATTACGACGCTGGCCTTTTGATGTAATCGACTTACGTACTCTTTTCTTACCCATTATGTAATCTCACTTCTTGTTTTTACGAGAACCACGCGTTTTGCGTTTAGTAGAACCAATTTTGCGACGTCCTTTTCTTGGACGATTTTTTGATGGATGTGGCATTTCGCTTCACCTTAACTATTTATTAGTAATATTGCGATAATTATTATTACAGTCCAGCCGAAAAATCCTAATGATTTTGTTTTCGACTTTTTTAAATACTGCATCTTTACTTTTTTAGTTTTAGATACCGGATTTAAAAGAATAGTTTTTCTCCATCCGGCAACATTCGTAGTCACGTACTGTTTTGTACGCCCAGAATTTACACTTGTACTAGCAGTATACCGAGTAACTTTACCACCAACACTATGAGATGTAGTTTGTTTAGTACTACCTTTATTTGTAATAGTTCTAGTGGAAGTTGTTCTAGATCCTTTTCCAGTAGATCTAGTAGTTTTTTTGGTATATCCCATTATATAACATTCTTCTCAATTAATGTCAACTCATTTTCTCTATCAATATACTTATACTCTACTTTTGTAGGGTTCCAAGCTTTCAGAGCTTTAAATACATCTTCAATATTCAATGTACTACATGTGTATACGTCAAGTTGAGCCAGTGCAGGAGAGCACTCATCCCAAACATGAAGAGCAATATGACTTGTTTCGATAATAGTAACAGCAGTTAAACCACGGTTGCCAATCATATCTGAGTAGACTGAATAAGGACCCATAAGGATCTTCATATCAATAGCATCTACAAGATTACGCATCCATAGCTCAATTGCAGTTGTGCATTGTGGAGGATTGTTTAATTCTGCTCTTACGATTAAGTGCTTGTGTTCTAGTACTTTGCCCACCTCATAAAGTCTCCGGCTTAGAGTTAAAAAGTAGAGCCTTTACATGGCTCGATTGAATCTTACAACTAACCCATGAGTTGTAATAATTTGGATCAAGTATAGCATCATTATCAAAGATATATTTTGTTTCAAAGTAATTACATTCACCTCTGGATTTACAGAGTTTTAATATAGTTCTTTTGAACTTGTCTTTGCCGAGCGCATCTACATCTGCTTTTAAGGCTGGAGAAGATCCGTAATAGTTATCCCAATCGGACTCTACACGGATCTTCTTTCTTTTACCTTTAACAGTCTTGTATCCGGCTTTCGTCAAATACTTGCGACCTATGTATTTCTTACCATTAATCAAGTTTTCAATGAGGTACACAAAGCCATACCATTCGCCATCATGAGTAAATTCTTTGCCTTCGTATAACCAACTCATAAATCTATTCCATAATAAGCGGAAAGATTTATTTATTCATCGTCTTCTTCATCATAAAGATCTTCAAGATCAAGTTCTTCTGCACAGAACGGGCAAAAGTTTGGCATTGAAGTACTGTCTGTAAGTATTTTAAATTCCTCCTCGCAGGAGGGGCATGTTGTCCAATCCATTATAGAGTAAATCCCTTGAAAGTGTTTTCGTCTACATCCTTTTTAACACCACCAATAACATAACTAGTAATCTCTGTTTCTTGTGGAGCAACTTGAACTTCAGCACCCGAGATCCACTTTTGAGTCCATGGTAGAGGATTGGCTCCAGGCTTACCATTGAGTCCTATTGCACCCATACGCTTAGCAGCAATATGGTCTACATAATCACACAGAAGTTCTTCGTTCAGTCCAATCATGGAGCCGTCCTTGAAAAGGTAACGTGCCCAACTTTTCTCTTGCTCGACCACTCGATAAAACATGCTGATACATTCATCTCGTGTTTCTTCTTGTATGCGAGCAAAGTCTTCATCCTCTTTCGGTAGAATTTTGAGGAGCTGCTGAGTCGAGGCAAGGTGAACGTTCTCGTCCCGCGCAATGAGCTTGATGATCTTGGCGTTACCTTCCATTTTCTTAACTTCGGCGAAAGCCCAGCTACATGCAAATGAAACATAGAATCGTACTCCTTCAAGCGCATTCACTGCGTTGAGACAGCGCCATAGAGCTTTCTTATGATCGTATGCATGTTTTTTATCATGCTTAAAAAGTGCATACTGATTATTAGCAACAATCAACTGATCATAATATTTACTGATATCTTGAGCGCAGTCTACGATTTCCTGGAGGTCCAGCATTTCATCAAAGACTCTGGAAGGATCAGAATAGACGTTACGAATGATATGAGTGTAGGAACGGGAATGAATCGTCTCACTAAACGCCCAAGTCTGGATCCAGGTTTCCAACTCAGGAAGCGAACATATTGGAAGAAAAGCCAAAGATGGAGCGCGGCCCTGGACTGAGTCAAGAAGAATCTGACGCTTAAGATTAGACGTGAAAATGTGCTTTTCATTCTCTGTGAGTCCTTTAAAATCTTTGCCATCACGAGACAAATCAATTTCTTCTGGTCTCCAAAAGAAACCTAATTGCTTATCAGTCAGCTTTTCAAAAATGTTATGGCGTTGCTTATCATAACGAGCAATATTCACCGGCTTACCAAAGAAGCAGGTTTGTTCTGTAGCATCAAACTTTTCGTTTGAAAAGACGGTCATTCAACTCTCCAAGTGTTTTTATTTAGTTTTAAGTCTTTTGGCCAGTCACCTTCGGTATATGACTTATCATGAAATCGCAGTTCATTTGTTGGCATGATAGATAACCTACCATTGTCAAGCTGAATGAACATGAATTCTTTAGATTGTGATGGATCTAAAGTATAGCCATCATACATTGGAATCACAGTAAAAAGATATCTACCAAAGAGACCATTACTTCGAATCTCTGCTCTTTGGCTGTGTAGATAACTATATATCAGAATTGAGAATTGGTCTCCATAACAATCCCAGATTTGAGTGTCATGCAATTTCCAATCTTGTTCCGGAACTGTGTGGAAAGCAAGAGCATGAGGTGGTACGCCACGATAGACTGCACCACACTCAAGCATTACATGACAGCCCCATGAGTGTCCAGCTTTTGCATGAAGAGCGAACCAAACACACGGCTCGTATGTAAAAGGCTTTGCATTCTTACGAATGAAAGAAGAATCTACCCAACAGTAGATATGATGTGGTAGATTACCAGAACCTGTGTATAGCATTAATCATCAAGCCATTCTATGTTATGAATGGCAACAGTTCTTTTTACAACTTGACCATCGTGCTCGAGAACTAGTTCTGTAGCAGTACTACCAACTCTTCTTTCAAACGAAATTACTTTATAGATCTTACCGTAGTCATCCCATTTGTCAGAATCGATTCGAACACGTTGCATTTAGGTTTCCTTAAATTTTACAGCTATCACAGTCTTCATTATCAACTTGGCCTTGTTCAAGAGGTTTGTCTTCTATTTCACCAGCACCATCAAAGGTGTTAAAGTAATAAAGAGTCTTACCACCGTACTTGTAATGCATAAGAAGATGTTTGATCATTTCAGACATTGGGATCTTTTCATCTTCGTAATGAAGAGGATTATAAGATGTATTTACTGAAATTGCTTGATCAATAAACTTCTGCAGAACAGCCATGATCTTGAGATAACCTTCGGGAGATTTTTGATCCCATAGTAGTTCATATTTATTCTTGAGCTTATGGATACCAGGAACTACTTGTTTAAGTACGCCGTCTTTTGATTGCTTAATCGAAACCAAAGCGCGCGGTGGTTCAATGCCGTTTGTAGAATTCGAGATTTGGGCCGATGTCTCAGCCGGCATGAGAGCCATTAGAGTCGAGTTACGAATTCCATATGATAGAGCACGGCTGCCAAGAGTACTCCATGGCATCTTATAATTTGGAGCAACTAACTCGTCAACTTCTTTCTTATAAGTTTGAATTGGCATATAGCCATGCGCATACTTAGTCTCAGCATCTAGAGGACATGATCCTACTTCTTCAGCCAAGTCGACCGAGGCTTTAATAAGGTAGTAACTCCATGCTTCAGCATACTCATGCACCAACTCAAGGTTTGGATTAGAATAATTGGTGTCATTACGAGCCAACCAATAAGCAAAATTAATAATACCGATGCCAAGAGGACGACGATTGCGAGTACCAATAGCAGCGGCTCTAACAGGATAGTCCTGATAATCCAATAGGGCATCCAGAGCGCGTACTGCAATGGTGCATGGCTTTTCGAAATCAGCTGGCTTTCTAATCTTCCCCCAGTTAATTGCTGCAAGTGTACATAGGCTGATTTCTCCTGACTCATCGTTAATATCCTTTAATGGTGTAGTTGGAAGCGTAATCTCACAACACAAATTACTCATACGAACAGGAGCGGCTCGAGTAAATGAACCATGCTCATTCGCATGGTCAACATTCATCAAGTAGATTCGTCCTGTGTCTTTTCGTTCTTGCATGAAGGCTGAGAAGAGATCAATTGCAGGTATGGTTTTCTTTCTGATTTTTGTTGAGCGCTCGTATTTTTCGTAGAGTTCTCTAAATTTGTCGTTGTCAGTAAAGAACGCCTCGTATAAATCAGGCACATCATGAGGCGACAAGAGGGTGATATTACCTCCAGATAAAAGTCTTTCATACATTACCTTATTAAACTGAACACCATAATCTAGATGGCGAATACGATTATCTTCAGTACCCTTGTTGTTCTTTAGGACAAGTAGATCCTCCACTTCGTAATGCCAAAGGGGGTAATAGAGTGTCGCCGCTCCACCTCGGACACCGCCTTGGCTACAACTTTTAACACCAGACTGGAAATGCTTATAAAAAGGAATAACGCCAGTGTGAGAAGCATCACCATTGCGTATAGGAGATCCAATAGCCCTAATACGACCGCCACCAATACCAATACCAGCTTTTTGAGAAACATACTTAACAATTGCAGAAGCAGTTGCATTTATCGAATCCAGCGAGTCATCTGTTTCAATAAGTACGCACGAACTAAACTGCCGCTGAGGAGAGCGGACGCCTGCCATAATAGGAGTAGGAAGACTAATATCAAAAGTACTGATTGCATCATATAAATCCTTTACCCATTTAATTCTATCTTTAGTATAATTTTGGAAGAGAGTCATGGCAATCAACATGAAAGCCATCTGTGGAGTTTCGTAATACTTACCGGTTACACGGTTCTTGATGAGATACTTGCCACGAAATTGTTCCATGGCTGCGTAGGTCAGCAGATTATCGCGATCATGGTCGATGTAGTTGCCGAGTTCTTCAAATTCCCATTGATTATACTGCATACCAAGATCGCTATCATAGTAGTTTTGATTGCGTACACGTAGATAGTGATCAAGCAGATCAATAGGCTCGTACTGGCCATAAACTTCTTTACGAAGCTGATAGTTAATCAAACGGCCAGCAACATACTGATAGTTGGGATGATCTTCATCAATGAGATCTGCAGCAGCTTTAATCAGTGTTTCCTGGATATCTCCAGTTTTGATACCATTGTAAAACTGAATGTGAGTTTTGATTTCTAGATCAGATACAGAAACGCCAGATAGGCCTTCACACGCATAAGCAGCAACTTTGTGGAACTTATTAATATTTAGAGGCTCGCGAGTTCCATCACGCTTCTGTACTTGAATCATCTATTTTCCCTAATGCAATTGTGCCGTCTGAAAAGACTTTCCACTCAAGAACTGTGTTTTCATCCCATCCAAGAGACTCCATCATTTCCGGTGGTAAATCTATATATAAGTCTCCGTCCGCTGTTTCTTTTACTACTGAAGAATGTTTCATGATTCTAGAGCTTTAATTACATCAGGAAAATGTGCTCTAATAATCAACCAACAAAGTTCAGCAACTTCACGGTGTTCTTTTTGTGTTGCCTTATCCATACGTAGTTCACAATAGTGAATCCATGAACGAAGAGAACCAGACATGATCATCACAGACTCGGTATTACCTTCTGGCAGAACAGCTCGTGCTTGTTCCTTCGCAATACCATTATAGATAGCCCAATTGTAAGCATCTAAAGCCGCATCAGTAGCTGCTATCTGTCTCATTGACCATTCTTCGGCCAATCTGGCATCGTCCACTTCGATTGAGTTTTGTCTGTTCTTGGAGTCCTGAAGGCGTGCTTCCCGTACAACAAATCCCAGATCCTGGGTTGGATCGGCGTAACGCTGACTGTACTCTTGGAATGAGAAAGAACGATGCCTAAGTATTTGACGAGCGATATCCCTGGTAGTAGTAATGCGCATTGTAATATGCACCATTTCAAGTGGGCTCCAATGCTGATTCTTTACAAGATATTGCACTAACTTAGGAGCTGTTGTAGTATTATTTTGATTACTCGGATTGGATACGCGCGCAGCCCATGCAACCAATTCGTTAGCGGTCGTGCATCCCGTAATAGCGCTAGGCTTTGTTAAACCAATTAAATCAACTTGAGACATTATATTTACACCTTTCAAAATGCCATCTAATCATTCCTGACGCGTCGCCAGATTTATTGCAGTGTGGACATGTTACTGTATTGGTTCTTTTTTCTTTTTGTGACCAATTCTTGCCTTTATTATGTCCTCGATTTGTATGTACTTTATTTTGTTTTCTATTTTTGTTTGATCCTACAAGTATGTCCGAGCTATTAAACTCTTCTTTAGTCACTCTAACATATTCATTGGTTGATATATTTTTAGCAACAACATATCCTTTATTATGATCTAAACTTCGTGGGAAATTAGGATCCTGAAAATTGTGGGTACCTGCTTCGACTCTCTTTAGTGCGCCCAGTCTAGCAACTTCTGCTATATCTTCTGGCTTAGATTTCATTCTGCGCGCAATGATAAAAGCAGCACCATAATCACCATTGTCTCGGTGTATTTCATAATGCTCGTGTATCGATACCGCTTTAAGGTTGTCGATGTTATTGTTATTAGGGTTGCCATCAATGTGATGAATTTCATAAGATCTGCCAAATTCATCTTTAGGTATCACGCCGAAATGTTGTTTCCATATTTTTGCTTGTTTATTAAGTCTTCCCATTATACAATCCTCCTAGAATTATTTATAATAGGTTGTCTTAATTTCCATATAGTTTTCCAGGTTTCTCAATTTTATCTTCAAGCCGTCGTAAAAACC